CTACAGCCAGCCGTCTTATGGCTACAGCCAGCCGTCTTATGGCTACAGCCAGCCGTCTTATGGCTACAGCCAGCCGTCTTATGGCTACAGCCAGCCGTCTTATGGCGGATACACCCCGTCAGCCAACCCGTATTCGACGTACTCTAACCCCTACGCGGCCAATATGTACGGTGGGATTATGGCCGCCCCGCAGGCGCAGCCTCCGGCGCAGATGCAGCGTAACGCTTACGGGGAGTACAGACCGGCTCCCACCCCGCCGATGTCGCAACCTCAACCGCAACCGCAGTTCGGCATGAGTGGTAAGGGCGGCAAAGGCGGAGGCAGCACGGTCCCAATGTACGGGATGAACTCAAAAGGCGGAAGCCGACCATTCTATTGAGGAGCCCCAGCATGGGATCAGGAACCTACGGATCGCAATCACAACCGACGCCGCAGGCACAGCCCGGCCGGAGCGGTAAGGGCATGCCGATGCAGCCACAACCGACGCCGCAGGCACAGCCCGGCCGGAGCGGTAAGGGCGCTCTGTTGGCGAACACGCCGCAGGCACCAGAGCAGCTTGCCATGATGCAAGCCCGCCAAGCAGGGATGCAGGTAGGCCCCACGCCGAACCAGCCACCGAACCCGTATGCGGGCATGAGTACGGCCGAACTGCAGCAGATGAACGCGCAGATGAACTCATATCAACAGCAGATGCAGCAGCAGATGCAGATGCAGCAGCAGCTGGCCCCGCAGGACCCTATGCAGCAGGCGACACAATACTACGGCACCCCGCAGATACCGCAGATGCAAGCCCGCCAAGCAGGAATGCAGGTAGGCCCCACGCCGAACCAGCCACCGAACCCGTATGCGGGCATGAGTACTGCCGAACTGCAGGAGATGAACGCGCAGATGCAGCAGCGGGCGCAGATGCAGCAGCAGATGCAGATACAGCCCGGTCAGCAGCTGGCCCCGCAGAACCCTATGCAGCAGCCAGATCGAGCATCCATGCAGGCGCAGTTGCAGCAGATGCAGAGGGTCCCGCAGGCCCCTATGCAACCGGCTCCACGCAGTGCTAAGGGTGGTCAGCGGCGGCCCCCCATGATGAACTCAGGGCTGGGGGCTTTGCTGGCCAGCCGCATGAGCAGGTAAGGAACCACTATGGCTATCGAGAAGATGCAGCAGCCCTTTGATCTCGCACAGGAAGACCTTGGGGGCGATAGTTCTGGCATGCAGCTGGAGATCGTCAACCCGGACGCTATCTCTATTGAGACGGACGATGGGGGGCTCATCCTCGACTTTACCGGCGACATGACCGATGAGGTTGCAGGTCTTGAGCATGGCGACAACCTCGCGGAGGTGATCGACGAGGCAACACTGGACAGCATGGCCAGCGAGCTCGTCGCTGAGTTTGAAGCAGACCGCCGGTCCCGCAAGGAGTGGGCCACCGCCTACATGAAGGGGCTGGACCTGCTGGGGTTCAAGGTCGAAGAGCGTAGCCAGCCATGGCAGGGCGCGTCGGGGGTCTTTCACCCCCTCTTGACCGAGGCCGTCGTGCGGTTCCAAGCACAGTCTATGGGAGAGATTTTTCCCGCTTCGGGGCCCGCGAAGACGCAGATTATGGGAAAAGTCACCCCGGACAAGTTTCGGCAGGCTGAACGCGTGCGCAACGAGCTGAACTATCAGCTTACCGAGGAAATGACGGAGTACCGGGACGAGCTGGAGCAGCTGCTGTTCCGCCTCCCTATTGCCGGGTCTGCCTTCAAGAAGGTGTATTTTGACCCCCTTCGCGAGCGACCGGTCGCCATGTTTGTGCCGGTGGAGGACTTTGTCGTGGCGTACGGCGCTGCGGACCTGCCCACGTGCCCGCGCTACACGCACATCATGAAGAAGACCCCGAACGAGATTTTGAAGCTGCAGCTCAGCGGGTTCTACCGCGACGTCGATCTGCCTGCGCCTACGACCGACATCTCGGACATCCAAGAGAAGTACGACGATCTGGACGGGGAAGAGGCCGGAATTGACGACGACGACCGGCATACCCTCCTCGAGATGCACGTAGACCTCAATATGCCGGAGGAGTTTGATGACCCCGACGGCATTGCCCGGCCCCACGTCGTAACTATCGACAAGAGCTCTCGCACGATCCTATCCATCCGCCGGAATTGGGACGAGAGCGACGAGCGCAAGCGCAAGCAAATGCACTTCGTGCACTACAAGTACCTGCCCGGCCTTGGCTTCTACGGAACCGGGTTGATCCACCTGATTGGCGGCTTGGCAAAGTCTGCGACCTCCATCATGCGCCAGCTTATTGACGCGGGCACGCTGTCGAACCTCCCGGGCGGCCTGAAAGCTCGGGGCATGCGTATTCGCGGCGACGATACGCCCATCATGCCGGGCGAGTTCCGCGACGTGGACATCCCGGGCGGGGCTATTCGGGATTCAATCACGTTCCTGCCGTACAAAGAACCGTCGGCTGTCCTGTACCAACTCCTCGGAAATGTGGTTGAAGAGGGCCGCCGTATCGGCTCCGTAGCCGATGTTCAGGTGGGGAACATGAACTCGGAAGCTCCTGTAGGGACCACCTTGGCCCTGTTGGAGCGGTCCCTGAAGGTTATGTCTGGCGTACAGGCTCGCCTGCACGCCGCCATGAAGAACGAGCTGCGCCTGATTGCTCGCGTGATCCACGACTACATGCCGCCCACGTACGCATACCCTCTTGCGGATGCGGACGACAAAGAAGACACCCAGATTTTCAACCGGACCGAAGACTTTGACGGCCGGGTGGGGATCATTCCAGTCTCGGACCCGAATGCGGCCACCATGGCCCAGCGCGTGATGCAGTATCAGTCTGCCCTGCAGCTGGCTCAGCAGGCTCCGCAGCTCTACGACATGGGCAAACTGCACCGGCAGATGCTGGAGGTCTTGGGTATCCAAGACGCCGACGACATCATCAAGCTGCCGGAGGACATCAAACCGGCGGACCCTGTGACCGAGAACATGGCCATGTTGAAGCAAGCGCCGGTCAAAGCGTTTATGTACCAAGACCACGCAGCGCATATTCAGGTCCACATGGCTATGGCCCAAGACCCGAAAATTCAGCAGATGGTCGGGCAGTCTCCGTTCGCAAGCGCTATCCAGAACGCGCTGTCCTCGCACGTCACCGAGCACATCGCCATGCAGTACCGCATGGAAATCCAGAAGCGCTTGGGGACCGAACTGCCTGACCCAGAGGCTACGCTGCCTGAGGATGTCGAGCTCGAGGTATCGCGGATGGCCGCGCTGGCCGCCGACAAGCTCCTCAAAGGGAACCAAGCCGAGGCCGCCCAGCAGCAGGCCCAGCAGCAGGCCCAAGACCCACTCACGCAAATCCAGAAAGCGGAGCTGGAGCTCAAGGCTCGTGAGGTCAAGCTCAAAGAAGACATCGCCCGGCACAACGCCCTGCTCGAGGTCGAGCGCTTCAAGATGGACTCCGCGACCCGGGCGGGCGAGATGGAGATCAAGAAGGACCGGCTGGATGCGGATATGCAACGCGATGCAGCAAACATCAGCGCCAGAATGGCCTCGCAGCTTGACGCGGCTTCTCGGAACGAAAAGATTGAGGGCGCTAAGCTAGGCGTAAAGATCGCCGCCGATTTGGCTATGGGAGCAAACTTTGGACGAACTTCAACTCCTCCGAAAGAAGGTACGTGAGTACCGGGAGCAACTCAAAGAATACCTCGCTGTTGGGTCCGCCCAGAACATCGAGGGGTATTATCGAATCGTAGGTCGGATCGAGGCGTTTAGCGCCGTCGAGAGCGATCTGGAGGAGATGATCGAACGGCATGTAGACCTGTAACGGGTCTACATATCCCCGGGTGGTCCGGGGCAGGCTACGGCGAGCCTAAATCGCTGCGCGAAGAGGGATGCGTATGTATACACCGACTGAGGTGGACGAGAAAATCGCCCACAAACTGCCCGAACCCAAGGGGTATCGGGTACTGATCGCCACGCTAGGGGTCGACGAGAAGACCGAGGGTGGGGTCTATATGCCCGACAAACTGAAATCCGCAGAGGACACCGCGTCTATCATCGGCTTCGTGCTGAAGGTCGGGGCAGAGGCCTACGCGGACGCTGATCGGTTCCCGACGGGGCCGTGGTGCAAAGAGGGCGACTTCGTGATCTTCCGCTCTTACTCCGGAACCCGATTTAAGATCGGCGGAAAAGAATTTCGTATCATCAACGACGACACCGTGGAAGCTGTTGTAAGCGACCCACGCGGCTATACGAGGGCCTAACCATGAATACCAACGAAAACACCAACGATGACGACGACTTCGAGCTCGAGGTGGTGGATGATATTCCCGCCGAGAAGAAGCCCCGGTTGCCCGAAGACCACAAGGCCGACGTCCCCGACGATGACGAGGTCGAGAAGTACAGTGAATCGGTGCAAAAACGCATCAAGCAGCTGAAATTCGAGTACCACGAGGCTGCCCGCCAGAAGGAAGAGGCCATCCGCCTGCGCGAAGAGGCTATCTCGTACGCCCAGCGCGCTGCCGAAGAGAACAAACAGCTCAGCCAACGGCTGTCTCAGGGCCAGACCAGCGTCATCGAGAACGCAAAAGCGCGGTACGAGTCTGAGATCGCTCAGGCCAAGCGGGAATACAAACAGGCGTATGAGGCCGGAGACGCCGATGCCTTGGTCGAAGCCCAGCAGAAGCTGATGCGGTCGCAGAACGACCTGCAGCGGGTGCAGAATTGGCGACCACAGGCAGTCCAGCCCCAGTACGGGCCCGAGCAGCTCCAGCAGGCCTACCAGCAGCGTATGGCACAGCAACCACAAGTCCCTCAGCTCAACGAGCAGCAGCGCACGTGGTTGGTGGATAACGAGTGGTTTGGCACTGACGAAGAGATGACTGGGGCCGCTTATGGGCTCCACGAGCGCCTAGTACGTAGTGGTGTTGATCCAAACACACAAACGTACTATGATAAGATCAACGAAGGGATGCGTAAGCGCTTCCCCGAGAAATTCGCGGGCTCTACGCATGAGGTAGACGCAGGGCCACGAAAAACCGCCAACGTGGTGGCACCGGCTGCTCGCAGCTCGACAAATCCACGCAAAGTGAGGCTTACCTCAACCCAAGTTGCTCTCGCCAAGCGGCTGGGTTTGACACCTGAACGATATGCGGCGCAACTACTAAAGGACCAGATCAATGGCTGACCGGACCCCACGCACCCAAGAAACCCGCGAAGCGGGTGAACGCAAACGCTTGTGGCAACAACCGTCGGCTCTGCCCACCCCCGAACCTCGCGCAGGCCTGAGCTTCCGCTGGATTCGCACCGCTACCCTTGGTGATGCAGACAACCGAAATGTTTCCATGCGCTTCCGTGAGGGATATACTCCGGTACGTGCTGAAGACCATCCCGAGCTTATGGTGATGTCCGACGTGGATTCACGTTTCAAGGGCAACATCGAGGTGGGTGGCCTGCTTCTGTGCTCCATCCCGACCGAAATTGTGGAAGATCGTAACGACCAGATGGCTCAAAAGGCCAAGAATCAGATTGATTCTGTGGATCGAAACTATCTCCGCGAATCTGATCCGCGTATGCCTGTCTTGAAACCAGAGCGCGCATCGCGGACGAGTTTTGGCAAGTAATTGCCATTTGACGCAACAAGGAGAGAACCATGGCTTCTACTGCCGCTCCCTATGGCCTGCGTCCGGTCAATCTGATTGGTGGTCGCCCTTTTGCAGGATCGACCCGCCAAATCAAGATTGCTTCGGGCTACGCGGCCAACATCTTCAACGGTGACATTGTGCAGGTCCACACGGACGGCACCATCACGAAGGTGACCAACGTCGGCACTGCTGCCGATCCGTTCCCCGCTGGCACGATTGGTGTTTTTGTAGGCTGCTCCTACACCGACGCCGTATCCGGGCTTCGCAACTCGAACTACTGGCCCACGGGCACGGTAGCGTCTGACGCAGTTGCGTTTATCGTCGACGATCCGAACGCGCTGTTCATGATCCAAGCCGATACCACGCTTGCGCAGGCGACTTTGCACACGAACTATGCAGTCAACCAGACCGCAGGTTCCACTGCAACGGGCAACTCGCGCATTTCGCTCGACGTGGCAACCGGTGCAACTACGGCGACGATTGCTTTCAAAGTGGTCGACTTCGTGGCCAGCACTTCCTCGGCTGTTGGTGACGCTTACACCGACGTGATTGTTAAGTTCAATCCGTCGTCGCACGCGTACACTGCCGGTCTTGGCGTGGCATAAGGAGGCTGACTCATGGCTATTTCACGCTCCCAGCTCCTTAAAGAGCTACTCCCCGGTCTGAATGCTTTGTTTGGTATGGAGTATGACTCCTACGACAACGAGCATGCGGAAATCTACGAGACCGAAAACTCCGAGCGTTCGTTCGAGGAAGAAGTCAAACTTTCAGGCTTCGGCGCTGCGCCGACCAAGGCTGAAGGCGCGGCTATCGCCTACGACAACGCGCAAGAGTCGTTCACCGCTCGCTATACGCACGAGACGGTGGCTATGGGTTTCTCCATCACTGAAGAAGCGATGGAAGACAACCTGTATGACTCGCTGTCGGCTCGCTACACCAAGGCGCTCGCACGTGCCATGGCGTACACCAAGCAGGTCAAGGCAGCCTCGCTGCTGAACACCGGTTTCACCTCGTTCACCTCGGGCGATGGCGTCACCTTGTTCTCGACCGCGCACCCGACAGTGGCCGGTACCGTCAACGCAAACCGTCCTTCGGTTGCGTCGGACCTGAACGAAACCTCGCTTGAACAGGCCGTGATTGACATCGCGGGCTACGTCGACGAACGCGGTCTCCTGATCGCTGCTCGCCCACGCAAGCTGCTCGTTCCGCCAGCCCTCATGTTCGTTGCTACCCGTCTGCTGCAGACTGAGCTCCGCGTCGGTACCGCCGACAACGATCTCAACGCCCTGAAGTCGAATGGGTCGATCCCGGAAGGGTACAGTGTCAACCACTATTTCACTGACAACGACGCATGGTTCCTCACCACCGACATCCCCAACGGCATGAAGCACTTTGTGCGGACCCCGCTGGCCACGTCGATGGATGGCGACTTCGATACCGGCAACGTCCGCTACAAGGCCCGCGAGCGTTACAGCTTTGGCGTGTCGGACCCGCTGGGTATCTACGGCTCCCCCGGCGCTGCGTAAGCAGGGCACCAGAACTACGGTCGGGGCTCCTTCGGGAGCCCCTTCTTTTTTGTTTTTCGGTAGTGTACTATATGCGCACGGTCAGATTTCCTCCCGGTCTGGCCCAGAGGGGTACGATGGGCCAACCATTGTGCCCCTCTTTCTTTCTAGCGTGTTGTGGTGTATCCTAGCGGTATCCCTGACAGCCGCACGGTGCGGCTGACACTAGCCACGACAGGAGATATCATGGCGAACACGACATTCAGCGGTCCAGTGACCTCGACCAATGGCTTCATTGGTGACATCATCGTCCCGACATACACAGTTGCTGCCGCCCCCTCAGCGGCCACGGCCGGTGCCGGTACGATCATCTACGTATCGAATGGCGCAGCTGGCGCAGCTATCCTCGCTTTCTCCGACGGCACGAACTGGAAGCGTTCGGATACCGGCGGCACGATTGCAGCGGCGTAAGGGGAGCACTGATGAGTAAGCGATTTACCCCACCAACCGCCGAAGAGCTCGCCGCACGCGGCTTGAATCCGGATGGTACGCCCCTCAAAAAGGCGGCCCCGAAGAAAGCCCCCAAGAAGGATGCTGAGGAATGAGCTGCCCAGTCCACGCAGTCACAGTTACGTCCACCGGCGAGGCCTATGGCGGCCGCGCCCGCATGAAGACGGTGAATTACATCGCCAATGGCACTGCCGGAAGCATTGTAGTCCGTGACGGCGGCGCAAGTGGTGCGGTTGTACTTAACCTCGCGACCCCTGCGGTTGCCGATGCGTACGACCTGTACATTCCGGACGACGGCCTTCTGTGCTCCACCAGCATCTACGTCACCCTTACGAACGTGACGTCGGCGACCATCATTTACGAGTGATCCCATGGCTAAGACCCCGGCATGGACCCGTAAGGAAGGCAAGAGCGCCAAGGGCGGATTGAACGCCAAGGGTCGCGCGTCTTACAACAAGGCGAACCCGGGCAAGCCGGGGCTCAAGGCCCCACAGCCAGAGGGCGGAGCCCGCAAGAAGTCTTTTTGTGCCCGGATGTCGGGCATGAAGAAGAAGCTCACGTCGGCCAAGACGGCCAATGACCCAAACAGCCGGATCAATAAGAGCCTGCGGGCTTGGAAGTGTTAGGAGATCGCTATGGAAACAGACACGCGCGCACCGGCAAACGCACTGGGCGGTAGGATCAAAGCCGCGATATCTACGCTTCGAGGCCCCACCAAATCTCCTGCCCCGCTCCTGCGCAAGGCGCAGGGAATGAAAAAGGGCGGCGCGGTTCGAGGTGACGGGTGCTGCATGCGCGGCAAGACCAAAGGGAGTATGCGCTGATGCCCCTGAACGCCAAAGGCAAGAAGATCAAGGCCGCCATGGAGAAGCAGTACGGCAAGGAGCGGGGCGACCGCATCTTCTACGCTGCCGAGAACAAGGGCACCATCAAGGGCGTGGCGAAGAAAAAACGCGCCAAGAAGGCAAAGTGACTTATGGGCCGAACGAACGAAAAGCTGTGGGAAAAGTCTAAGGCGCAAGCCAAGGCTAAAATGGGTGGAAAGCATTCCGCCCGCGCCATGCAGCTTGCCGGTAAGCTCTACCGCGACGGCGGCGGGGGGTATACTGGGGAGAAATCGTCGGCCCAAAAATCTATGTCGAAGTGGACCAAAGAAGACTGGGGCACCAAGAGTGGTAAGCCGTCAGGTAAGACGGGAGAGCGGTACCTGCCTAAGAAGGCCCGGGAGTCCCTTACCAAGTCGGAATATGCGGCCACCACCCGCGCGAAGCGCGAGGGCACCGCTAAAGGCAAGCAGTTTGTCCCGCAACCGAAGAAGATTGCGGCCAAGACCGCGAAGTTCAGGAAGTAAGCCATGGCCGTTGTCGTCCCAGACCTACCAGAGTTGTTTGAAGAGGCCTACGAGCGCGCAGGCCTCGAGATGCGTTCCGGGTATGACCTGCGGACTGCACGGCGCAGCTTGAACCTGCTGGCCCTAGAGTGGCAGAACCGGGGCCTCAACCTGTTCACCATCGAATCGGGGACGCTGGCGCTTACCGCAGGCACGACCACGTACACGATGCCCTCAGACACTATTGATCTCATCGAGCACCAGCTGCGCACGGGAAGCGGGACGTCTCAGGTAGACACCGCGCTCGAACGTATCAGCGTATCCACCTACGCGCAGCAGACCAATAAGAATACCGTTGGCCGCCCCACCCAAATCTACGTGGCGCGCAATGTGAGTGACGTGGTTGTCACCTTGTGGCCTACTCCGGATACCACGACCCCGTACACTCTCTTCTACTACCGGCTCAAGGGCATCGACGGGCTTGCATCGGGGGTGGGCACTACGGCCGCCGTACCTCCCCGCTTCATACCGGCACTCGTGGCCGGGCTGTCTTACCAGATCGCGATGAAGAAGCCTGAAGCGGCGTCCCGGGTGCCGCAACTGAAGGCGGACTACGACGAGCAGTTTGGTCTGGCCGCTGGAGAGGACGAGGACCGGGCATCTGTCCGCTTTGTGCCGTATGTGGGGTACATCTGATGTCTCGCGCGGCCGGTAAATACGCCTTCGGCTACTGCGACAAGACAGGGTTTCGTTACCCGCTGAACGAGCTTGTCTGGGAGTACAAGAACGGCAAGAAGACCGGCATGCGTGTCGGTAAGGATGTGGTCGATCCGGATCACCCCCAGAACTTTCTGGGCCGGGCTAAAATTTTTGATCCGCAGTCGCTGGTCAATCCCCGCCCCGATACCTCCATGCAGGCGAGCCGGGCCCTGTGGGGGTGGAACCCTGTAGGCAACCCAGCGCAGTCTATGGTAGGCTCTGTTGGAACCGTAACCGTCAACACTGAGGACAACTCATGATGAAAAAATCCCCCCGTCCGAAGGCGCGGCCCTCGGCAGCACCCAAGAAGTCCATCCGACCAACTACCCGATCTGATTTTGAAGCGCAGAGCGCGCTGGATCAGGCAGCCAAGGGCTACAAAGCCGGTGGCAAGGTCTCCGAATATGGCGGCAAGGAAAAGTACAAGTCCAAGGCGGCCATGAAAAAGCACGAGGGCAAAGAGTCCTCCGCTACCGAGCGCAAAGAGAAGCGCATGGCTGGCGGCGGCATGTGCCGGGGCATGGGCGCGGCCACCAAAGGCGGCAAGTTCTCGAAGAACGGCTAAGACATGAACTACACCGAGCTGGTACAGGCAGTAGAGGATTATGTGGAGAGCACCGAGACCACGTTTGTCTCGCAGATCGACACATTCATACGGCAGGCAGAAGAGCGCATCTTTCGCCGCGTCATGATCCCCGAACTCCGCAAGAACTCGACGACCTCGCTGGCGTCGGGTAGCGTCTACCTGTCGCGTCCATCGGACATGCTGTCTGTGTTTTCCCTAGCGGTGATCAATGCCGCTGGGGTTTACACGTACCTCGTGAACAAGGACGTCAACTTCTTGCGCGAGGCGTACCCGAACCCCACAGATACCGGAACTCCTCGGTACTATGCACAGTTTGATGGGGACTACTCGAGCGGAGGGTCAAACGGACACTTCATCATCGCCCCCTCTCCCAGCGCAGAGTACCAAGCGGAGCTGCACTATTACTTCGACCCGCCGTCTATCGTGGATACGGGGACGTCGTGGTTGGGCGACAATGCAGAGACCGTACTGCTCTACGGCACCCTAGTTGAGGCCTATCGCTTCTTGAAGGGTGATCCGGACCTCATGCAGGCGTATGAGCGCACGTATCAAGATGCGCTTGAGGCGCTCGACGTTATCGGCACGCGGTCGGCCGGGGACGCTTATCGAAACAAGGTGCTTGCAACATGACTTTTTTGGCTCAGATGCCGTCGGATTTTCAGGTCGGTGTCCGCACCACCACCAATCGCGGGTTCACTGCGGCCGAGCTTGCCGAACAGTGCGTAGAGAAGATTGTGTCGGTGGCGGATACTGCGCCTCCGGCAATCCGAGATCAGGCTTTGGCGTTCCGAGCGCGCGTGCAGGGGCTGGTAGAGGTGTACCTCCAACAGGCGGTTCACAGCGATAGGACAACAGTGTATAATGCACTGGTAGAGGCCGGGCACCCTGAGCTCGCCGAACTCATAAGGAGACTCTGACATGGCCTTTACCGGCAACTTCATGTGCACGTCCTTCAAGCAAGAGCTGCTGCAGGCCAAGCACGACTTCACCGCAAGCACCGGGCACACGTTCAAGCTGGCGCTTTATACGGACTCGGCTTCCTTCACGGCGGCCACTACGGCCTATACGGCGACCAACGAAGTTGGTGCCTCGGGGTCGTATTCTGCTGGCGGCGGCACGCTGACCAACGTTACCCCGACCACGTCGGGCACGACTGCGCTGACGGATTTTGCGGACCTGACGTTCACCTCGGCCACGATTACGGCCCGGGGCGCGTTGATCTACAACACCACCACGGCAGGCAACCCAACGGTCGTCGTGCTGGATTTTGGGGCCGACAAGGCATCCACCGCTGGCGATTTTCAGATCGTGTTCCCGACGGCGGACGCATCAAACGCCATCATCCGTATCGCGTAAGGACTGCCCATGGTAACGCTCGTCAACCGCGCAAAGATGACCACGGCCACCACAGGCACGGGGACAATCACCCTCGGGGCGGCGGTTGACGGCTTCCAGACGTTCTCCGCCGCTGGCGTGACCGACGCGGACGTAGTCCGCTACGTCATTGAGGAGGGGGATGCTTGGGAGATCGGCCTTGGCACCTATAGCTCGGGTACCTTGACGCGCGTGCTGGATGAAAGCTCCACCGGCTCTCTGCTCAGTCTTTCCGGAGATGCGGTTGTCTACGTGACGGCGGCCGCTGAGGACATTCAACAGCCCCCCGCTGAGGGGCCGTTTGTTGACGGCGACAAGACCAAGCTGGATGGCATTGAATCTGGGGCTGACGTAACCGACGCGGGCAATGTAAACCCGTTGGTTGACACCCACTTGAATACCGGCACCGCTGCCTCTGGTGAGGTGCTGTCGTGGAACGGGACGGACTATGATTGGGTCACGTCTGGGGGCGCGTTCTCAGTCATTGGGACAAATAACCTAGCCGCCATTGCTACGCTTCCTGCACTAACGACAGGCGCAAACAACTTCGTTGTCGGTGTCACCGCAGGCGAGGCTTTAACCTCTGGCTCCGGCAACGTGGTGATCGGGGAAGAGGCACTCTTCAGCGCCACTACAACCTCTGATAATGTTGCTATCGGTAACAGTGCTGCTCGGAATGGATTTCAAAGCGGAGCTGTTGCTGTCGGTGCTTCGGCGGGACTAGCCGGGGGATATAGAACCGTCGCAGTGGGGTATCAGGCTGGATACTTCAACGAGGGAGATTACCGTATTGCGATTGGTAGTAGGGCATTAAGTGGAGTATCTGGCGCAAGCACGGGAGCAAGCAACATCGGCATTGGTGAGGATGCCGGGTATGACCTGACTACGGGAACTACCAATGTCCTTGTAGGTAGCCTAGCGGGAGCCAACCTCACCACCGGCTCCAACAACGTGGCTATCGGTAGCGGGGCGTTGGATGCCGCCACTACGGGGGGACGCAACGTCGCCATCGGTCAGGACGCTATGGGTGTTGGAGTGGCTACGGCTGCTTTTGGGTACAACATCGCGGTTGGCGACAGCGCTGGCGCAAAGCTGACTTCCGGCACATACAATGTGTTTCTAGGGATGGAGGCTGGCGACAACATAACATCGGGCCAGCGAAATATCGGTATCGGTTGGCGTCCTATGTCGTCAGCGGCAAACGGAAACGCCAATATAGGTATTGGAGGATTTAACCTCCTTTCGGTCACAGGCGCAAACAACGTGGCTATTGGTGAAGACGCCATGCAGTTCACCACCACAGGTGCATATAACGTCTGCATAGGTCGAAAGGCGGGTGAGGACATTACGAGTGGCCAATTCAACGTCGTTATCGGAGACTATGCGGGCGAAGCGGGTCTGACCACAGGCTCAAACAACATAGTGATTGGGGTCACTGCTGACCCATCTTCAACCTCAGTTTCCAACGAGATCACGTTGGGGAACAGCAGTGTCACTCGCTTCCGTGTCCCCGGTGCGGGGATCGACAATACCTCGGCTGCTCTTTCCGGCACCACCCCGTCGGTAGACGTAGGCGCACGAGACACCTACACGCTGACGACCTCTGGCAACACGACCTTCACCTTCACGGGTGTTCCCTCGTCTGGTCAGGTCGGCACATTCAGCCTCATCATCACGGCTGGCGGCACCCACACGCTGACATGGCCTGCCTCGGTTGACTGGGCTGGTGGCGCGGCTCCTGCTGCCCCTGCAAGCGGCGAGGTGGACGTTTACACGTTTATGACAGTGAACGGAGGCACCACTTGGTATGGCTTCCTCGCTGGGGATGCGATGGCATGATCGGGTCTACGCAGAAACTGTTGATGGCTCGGGCGGGGGTGAGTGCTGGCGCCACTGCGGAAATAAGTTATGCCGACTATTTTGGTGACTCGACGGACATACCCGCATTTAGTTCAAGAACCTTTACCGGCAGAGACATTGGTACCGCTGGCGATAAAAGATTTATTGCTATTGCCTGTGCTATTAGAAACAATGGTTCTATTGGCACAAGTTACCCAACAATAACTGTCGGCGGAGTGGCGACTACAAGGATTGTGGACGAAGGCACAGTTACATCTAACGCCTATGCGTGTATGTATATAACAAATAGCGCCATACCGTCTGGGACTACGGCAAATGTTGTTGTCACCAATGTTGCAAGCGTAAACACAACACGACAGCAATTTTTTCTCTATAGGTTCATCCCGTCTGGGTCTAGTCCGAGCATCTTGGCTACAGAGTTTCTAGAAGATAACGTCAATCCAATGGCGCTAAATTTTGATTTTAGCTCTTCGATGACTAGTGCTTCTGTAGGTGTCCATATGTCTTATTCCGCAAACACCAACACATTCCCGGATGCGACTGGCGACATGGTTTACAGCACTACAACCCAAATAGTGGATACTTCTCGGGTCAGGACTGGGATAATCACAAATCCTGGGGTCTACACAGTGACAGCAACCAGCACGACACAGACACTCTCGGGCATGGCTTTCGTTGCAGAATAAGGAGAAATCAATGCACCTGAAACTCACAAACGGCACCCCAGCCAAACACACACTGGGACAACTGCGCCGTGATAATCCGCAGACCAGCTTTCCTAGGTCGATACCTGACGATCTTCTGGCAAGCTATGATGTGTATCCCTACACTCGGCCTGTGGTCCCTGAATACGACAGCCTCTCGCATCGCCTGACGGATGGTGCCTTTGAGCGAGTCGATGGCGCATGGATGCTTCCGTATAGGCTGGAGGCGCTGCCTCTGGAGCAAGCGGAACGCAACATCCGCTCCCGCCGTGACAGCCTGCTGCAAGAGACCGACTGGGTCGCCATCAAGGCATACGAGCGTGGCGAGGGTATCTCCGCAGAATGGGAAGTGTATCGGCAGGCGCTTCGTGATATAACCGCGCAAGAAGGCTTCCCCTACGAAGTCATATGGCCGACAAGACCTTGAGGTGACACGTGGACGACCAACTGACACCAGAACGCATCACCAAGCATTACTCCGCCTGCCTCGACAGTGTGTGGGTGATTAACGATGCGATTGCGAATCCTAACCGCTACACGGGTGACGATACTGTGCTCGAGCGAAACGTCAAACACCTTGAAGGGATGCGTCAGGCGGGCTTCTGGACTGACGAAGACATGGCATCTATCGACGCGGCTATCGCTGCGGGCAACGCTGCACTGGCAGTCTAATAGATGCTGGGTTTTGCCCCCCTAGCCGCGCTACCGCTTGCCGATGATCTAACGCGAGTTTCTGTCGCCGTTTCTCTCACAGGCGTCTCCGCCACGGGGGCTGCTGGTACGGTCACGGCTACTGGTGCAGCAGGCGTTTTGCTCACGGGCGTCTCCGCCACGGGGGCCGTTGACACGGTCACGGTCACTGGGTCGGCCGTGGCCCTCCTCACGGGCGTCTCCGCCACGGGGGCCGCTGGCCTTGTCACGACTACTGGCGCAGCAGGCGTTTTGCTCACGGGTGTCTCCGCCACGGGGACCGTTGGAACGGTCACGGCCGGGACTGTAACCACCGTAGCTCTTACGGGCATCTCCGCCACGGGAGCCGTTGGCGTAACCACGGCTACCGGCGCAGCCGTCGTTTCACTCACGGGCGTCTCCGCCACGGGAGCCGTTGGCACCGCCACAGTAGCCAAAGCAGCAATAGTACCTCTGACGGGCGTTGCTGCCACGGGGGCCGTTGGCTCTCTCGGGGTCACGGGGTCGGCCATAGCCAGCCTCACGGGCGTCTCTGCTACGGGGGCCGTCGGAACCGCCACGGCCAGTATTCCGACCGAAGTGCCCCTCACGGGTGTCTCCGCCACGGGTGCCGTCGGGGCAGTCACGGCTACCGGCGCAGCAGTTGTTTCGCTCACGGGCGTCTCCGCCACTGGCGCTGCAGGCTCGCTTACTGCCACCGGGACAGCGATAGTTCCACTCACGGGCGTCTCCGCCACGGCCGCCGTCGGAGCGGCGGTAGCGACCGGATCAACGGCAGTATCTCTTACAGGCGTTTTCGCCACGGGTGCCGTTGGCTCCCTCGCAGTTACCGGCTCAGCGCGCGTATTCCCGGACGGCATAGAGGCTACCGGACTTGTGAAGCCTGTGGTAGTGTGGGGCCCAATAAACCCGGGCCCTAACGGCACGTGGACCCCAATAAACCCGGGCCCTAACGGCACGTGGACTCCTGTAGACCCCGCATCTTCCGATGTATGGACCGAAATAGCAGCCTAAGAGGGCAACATGGCCAGTACAGCGTCACAGAATAACGCCTTCGAGTTGATGGCTACCGGCGAAAAGTCGGGGCAATGGGGCGACATCACCAACGTCAACCTGCAGATCATTGACCGCGCCACCAAGGGCGTAGGGACAATCACGCTCAGCTCGACAAGCTATAGCCTCAACACCGTCGATTACACCCTGTCCGAGGGCCATTACGCAGCGCTCGTGTTTGCGGGGACGCCCGGCGGCACTTGCACGGTAACAATCAACCCGAACGACCAACAGAAGGTCTTCATTGTCCGCAACACCACTGCGAACAGCGTGGTGATGACCCAAGGGTCAGGCGGGAATGTGACGATTGCTGCCGGGAAGTCCGCTATTGTTTACGCTACGGGAGCCGGTACAGGTGCAGCCGTCGTAGATGTGGCCCCACTGCTGAACGTGTTGCAGCCCACAAATAATCTATCTGACGTCACAAACGCGGCTACTGCCCGAACAAATCTCGGTCTATCTATCGGTACGAATGTACAAGCCTACGACGCGGGGCTCCAGTCTATCGCGGGCCTGACAACCTCTGCTGACCAGATGGTCTACACTACCGGCTCCGACGCCTATGCCACGGCGTCGCTGACCGCGTTTGCTCGCACGCTGCTGGATGACGCAGACGCGGCTACGGCTCGCGCAACGCTCGGACTAGCTATTGGGACGAACGTGCTGGCCTACGACAGCAACCTGCAGTCGTTCGTAACGGCCTTCACCTTGCCAACAACGGACGGCACGCCAAGCCAACTGTTGCAGACCAACGGCTCTGGTACGCTCAGTTTTGTAACGCCGAGTGTCAACACCCTTAGCGACGGCTATTCTGACGGGTCGTCTGTCGGGCTTGGTTCCGGAGCACTTGCTTCCGATGACGGCACGTCCAACCAAAACACGGCCCTCGGCCTCAACGCCGCCTCGCAGGTAACTTCGCAGAGCAGCAACGTAGCTGTAGGGGCTAATGCGCTGCGCTACGGAACCCACAGCAATACAGTAGCTGTCGGGGCTTCGGCTGCGGGGAACGCTACCACTTCGTACAGCGTCTTTGTCGGTAGGCAGGCGGGGGAGAACAGTGGGGGTAGCGACAATGTCGGGCTTGGGGCCCAAACGCTGTTCTCCACTACGGGATCAAACAACATTGGGATTGGCCGGGCGGCGGGTAATTCGCTTACCACGGGCGGAAACAACATAGTCATTGGGACTAACGCCAATGTATCGTCGGCGACCGCATCAAACGAAATCACCCTCGGTAACAGCGTCCACACGGTGTTGCGGCTTCCCTTCACAGTCACCGTGTCTGGGCTACCCTCCGCCGCGACCGTCGGAGCAGGGGCGCGGTCCTTCGTTACCGACGCTACCGTCACAACCTTCGCAAGCGTGGTTGCTGGAGGCGGATCGAATGGGGTGCCGGTCTATTCTGACGGGACCAACTGGCGGATCGGGTGACCCATGGGCCTTACAAAACTCCAGTTCCGTCCCGGTATTAACCGAGAGATCACCTCGTACTCCAACGAGGGGGGATGGCACGACTGCGACAAAGTCCGGTTTCAGAAGGGCTATCCCGAGCAGATTGGCGGGTGGCAGCGCAAGTCGAACAACACGTTCCTTGGGACGTGCCGCGCCTTGCATCCTTGGGTGGCGCTCAACCGCGCCCAGTATCTCGGTGTGGGGACCAGCACAAAATACTACATCGAATCCGGCGGCGACTTCTACGACATCACCCCAATCCGCGCGACGGTGTCGCTCACAGACCCTTTCTCTGTAACGAGCGGCAGTGCAGTGCTTACGGTAACGGACGTTGATCACGGCGCGGTTACCGGCGACTTCGTCACATTTAGCGGAGCCACGGACGTGGGCGGAGTGCTGGCGGCCACGCTGAACCAAGAACACCAGATCGCCTCTATCATCGACGCCGACAACTACACCATCGTGCTCAGCGCCGCCGCAACATCTACCGCTACAGGCGGGGGGTCTGTCACTGCGGCTTACCAGATCAATGTCGGCCTCGACACCACCGTCACGGGTACGGGCTGGGGCACCGATACATGGAGCACCGGGGCTTGGGGCACCGCGTCGGATGCGCCGGTCGTCACGAGTACTCTGCGTCTGTGGACCCACGACAACTATGGGCAGCACCTTGTATATAACGTGCGGGACGGCGGAATTTACTTCTGGGATGCCGCCGCTGTGAACCCGCTGGACCAGCGGGGCGTGTCCTTGGATTCCCTCACGGACGTTATCGACCCCCCGACGATTGCCAAGCAGGTCCTCGTCTCGGATCGGGACCGCCACATCATCGCGTTCGGGTGCGACAGCCAGTTTAACCCGGGCGTACAAGACCCCATGCTGATCCGGTTCTCCGACCAAGACAACATCCTCGACTGGAATGTTGTCAGCACCACCAATACCGCCGGGGAGATACCACTGGGCTCCGGCTCTGAGATCGTCTGCGCCGTGGAGACGCGCCAGCAAGTTCTGGTGTTTACGGACACCACGCTTTACGCGATGCAGTTTCTCGGGCCCCCGTATACGTTCGGGGTCAGCACAATATCCGAAGGCATCACGATCATGTCGCCTAACTCTGCAGTCGCTGTGCAGGACCGGGTGTTCTGGATGGGCCGCAACGAGTTCTACGTCTACACGGGTGCCGTGGGCAGGCTCGTATCGACCGTCCGGGATTACGTGTTTGGAGATATCGACCAGACCCAAATCGAAAAGATCGTGGCGGGGGTTAACGCGGAGCACTCAGAGGTCTGGTGGTTCTATCCGTCTACCTCCGGCGGAGGTCTCGTAGACAAGTACGTCATCCACAACTTCACCGAGGACACGTGGTACTACGGCTCCCTCGCGCGCTCTGCGTGGCTCGACCGTGGCGTGAATGAGTACCCCATTGCAGCAGGGCTGGATGGCTACCTTTACGAGCAAGAGAACGGGATCAACGACGGCAGCGTAAGCCCGTCGGCAGCCATTGTATCCTATGTGCAGTCCAGCCCGATAGACATCGGAGAGGGTGACCAATTCGCCTTCATCTCTCGCATGATCCCGGACGTGTCGTTCATGAACTCGACGGCCACCATACCGAAGGTGCAGCTCACGTTGTCCGTTCGCAACTTCTCGGACGGAACGTACTTTGACAGCACCACGCAGGACTACGTCAAGACCCAGTCCGCGCCGGTAGACCAGCGTACCGAGCAGCTGTTTTTCCGCCTACGTGGCCGCCAGATGAGCTTCCAGATTTCGTCAAACGAGCGCAACGTGAAGTGGCGTCTCGGGTCTCCGCGTATTGATCTGCGCACTGATGGGAGGCGCTGATGTCCCTACCATCACCGATTCCGTTCTTTCCCGTCCCTCCGGCACAGTATGACCCCCGGTACTTCGCGGAACTCACGCGTGCATTCTCCACGTTTGCGCAGCAGATCAATACGCCCGGTGCGTGGCGTGCCACAGAGCTCACCCTGACCACGTCGACCACAAATGTCTCGCAAGGTCAGTTGTCTTGGAACACTGCCGAAGAGACCGTCGACATCACTATGGGTGACGGCGTTGTGCAGCAAGTAGGGTTTGAAACCTACATGCGGGTCAAGAACGACACGGGCAGCACTATTCCGAACGGGGCCGTTATCGGGTTTTCCGGAGTAGCAGGCAGCGAGATCATGGTTGCTCCGTTTATCGCCAATGCGGCGTCTGAGGAGCTCTACTTCGTTGGTGTGGCCACGCACGATATGCCCGACCAAGATGTCGGGCCGGTTACGCTGTACGGCAGGGTGCGCGACCTCGACACAACGGGAACTCCTGTCGGAGAGACGTGGTCGGTGGGTGACATCTTGTACGCCTCTCCTACCACGGCCGGAGCCTTCACGAACGTGCGGCCTACGGCTCCGAACAGCGTCATTTCCGTGGCGGCTGTTTTGATTGTAGACGCCGCAGCCGGGGAGATTCTGGTTCGCCCCACTATTCCGATTGGTCTAAGCTATGGATCGTTTGCCAGCACCATTGATCAGACGCTAGGGGTCGTGAATACGGCGACCGCTGTAGCCCTCGACACCACGGCGTCCGCTAACGACGTCACACTATCCGCCGGGTCTCGGTTGGGTGTAGTCGCCGCCGGGTATTACCAGATCGACGCCAACCTCCAGCTTGCCTCATCAAGCGCCAGCGCCAAGACGGCGTATTTTTGGCTCCGCAAAAATGGGGTAGACGTGCCCACAACAACCCGGGCTACGACAGTCGACATTAACGGGGGGTTCAGCGCACTGGTTTTGAACTACACGATATCGCTTCAGGTGGGAGACTACGTCGAAATTTACTGGGCTGCCGACAGCACCGCCCTCTTCTTGAATGCCCTCGCGGCCTCTGCGTTTGCCCCTGCCGCTCCGGCCGTCTTGGTTAAGGTCAGCCAGCTGCAGCTGTAACGGGCTTGGAAATCACACGGACGCTAGGTAGCGTCTACCAACACGACTCGGTCTATGAGGATTGCGATATGAGCGAAGACGCCCGACTTGAACGGATAGAGAAGAAACTGGACGAAGTCGGGCAGGCTATTGTAGCTCTAGCACGCATGGAGGAGAGGATGATCACGCTGTTCAAACGTATGGACAAGCTCGACCACGATCAAAGTGACCATTTTCGGCGCTTGCAGCTCGTCGAAGGCCGGGTGGGCACCAACGGGCAGATGCTCCGGTTTGCCGAACGCGTGTTCTGGATCGTCGTTACGGCGGGGATGGCCTTCGCATTCAACAAAACAAAGGGTGGATAACATGAACGCGGTCTATGAAGTGGCGACTACGTACCTCGGGTTGAAGGAATACCCGGGCGCGCGGAACAACGAGACCATTGTGGGGTTTGCGGCGGCCGTCGGCCACAGCTGGGTGAAGGATGATGAGACCCCATGGTGCGCGTCGTTTGTCGGCGCGGTGCTCGCGCAGGTCGGCTTGCCTCATACGGGCCAGCTAAACGCCCGCTCGTACCTGACGTGGGGCGAAGAGGTCAGCATCGCCGATGCCGAAGTCGGCGATATCCTCGTCTTCTGGCGCGGCTCTCCGCATGCTGCTACCGGGCACGTGGGGTTCTATGCAGGCAAGGACGAGCGGGGGATTCTGGTGTTGGGTGGCAACCAAGGCAATGCGGTCTCAATCTCCCCGTACTCCTTCAGCCGCTTGCTGGCCGTCCGCCGGGCCCCAGTACCGAGAGCCACCCCCGCGCAGTCAAGCACAGTGCAGGCCTCAGCTATCCAGATCACGTCCGGTGTGGGCGCAGGTCTGGCCGCCGTCGGAGCCCTCGATGGTACTGCCCAGATCGTCGCGCTGGCGTTTGCCGGTATCGTGATCCTCGCCGCCGCATGGGTCATGCGCGAGCGCCTACGCAAGTGGGCCGGGGGCGACAGATGATCGCCCGCCTAAAGGTATGGGCCGCCGCGCTCGGCGTTGGCATCGCCCTACTGGTGGCAAGCTGGTTTGGTGGCAGAAAATCGGCGCAAATTGACGCCAACCTCGAAAAGGCAGAGGACTATGTCGATACGAGCAAACGGATTAGTGCGGTGGACATCAATGACCTCGATGCTGCTCGTGAGTTCTTGCGCACTCGGAATAAACAGTAACGCGATCTGCGACGGAACCATCCGGTATCGAGACGCCCATGCCGATACTCTCCTCGTTAGCCCCGATGATCGGGCAGTCATTACCGGAGCGGCGCTGATTGCCGCTCTGGATGCTGCATGTGGCTAGGGGTTACAAACAGAATCAACCGTGCTAAAATGCACGCCAACTTAGTGTCACAAATTGGGGACGCCCATGCTACCGCTCATTCTCAGCTTTCTAGGGTCAACCGCTGCGGGAGCGGGACTTTTGGGGACCGGACTGCTCGCTAGCCCCCTCATCGCTGGGGCTATCGGGTCCGGGCTGGGGACGGCGGTGCAGACCGGAGACCTCGGAAAAGGCCTGCAAGCGGGTTTGCTTGGGGGACTTGGAGGGGCCGCGATGGGCAGCCTGATGGGCGGAGCGTCGGGCAGCGCGCTGGGAGCCGCTGCAGGAACTCCTGCCACTGCCGCCACCACGGCCGCCGCAAACGCTGGGCAGACCGTAGCCCAAGCGGCTGCGCAGGGGACCGCACAGGGTGCTGCCCAAGGAGCCGGTGGTTTCCTCGGCCGCATGCTACCCGGCGGTTCGGGTATGGGGGCTATCCCGCCCGCTCCCGGCATTACCGGCGCTACTTTTGGAGAGCGGTTTGGGCAGATGGGGTCCGGTGCAGGGCAAGTTCCGTTTGGAGATGTGGCCAAGTACGGCTTCCAGCGGGGAGCTATGACCGGTGCGGGTATGGGTGCAGCCTTGGCCCCGTCGATGCTGGCCCCCGGCCTCTACGCCCCAGAGATGAAAGAGAAAGAGAAGCGGGACTTCCCGCAAGCGGACCCCGCCACCCGCCAGCAGTACACTCCGGCCTCAAGCTACCGCCCCGGCCGCGACGGGGAGCAGCTATACTTCGACCCATACCCGACGCGCTCGCGGTATGCCGGAGGCGGCCTTGTGCGTATGGCGGCCGGAGGGCTCGCGGACATGCCACAGGGCGACGCGATGTTCCCAAGCGCAGCGCCGCAAGCGCCCCAGATGAACGAGCGAGAGCTCGTGTCTATGACGATCAAGGCTATCCGGAGCGAGCTGCCTGAAGAGACGGCTGCGACGGTGTTGGCCCAGTTCGTGCAGACCTTCGGCGAAGATGCGCTCCGTAAGGTGGTGGACGACGTGCAGAGCGGGCGAGTGCCCGGCGGCGACATGGAAGGGCAGATCAAGGGGCCCGGGGATGGGATGGACGATCTCGTGCCTGCCGCCATGGATGACGGCTCTTCAGACGTGTTGCTCAGCGACGGCGAGTTTATCGTCCCGGCGGACGTCGTCAGCGGGCTGGGTAATGGCTCCACGGATGCGGGGGCCGCAGAGTTGGAGAACATGATGGGCCGTGTCAGGCAGACCCGAACAGGCATGCGCGAGCAGCCTAAACAGGTTGCCGCTGGTGGGTTGCTACCGGCATGAGGGATACGCAACACCAAGCACTGAGCTTCGGGTGCGTACCTCTGCAGGTTTTGGATATCGTGTGGCCCGACGTCGAAGCCCTCCTCACCCCGGCAATACAGACTGCAGGCAGCAAATTCGAGGCCGCCGACGTTAAACAGAACATAGAGTCTGGGATGCTGGTCTTGTGGCTTGTAGTTGACGGGACTAAGCCTGTCGCGGCTATCACCACGCGAATTATCGAATACCCGGGGTGCCGTGCGATGGCACTCGACTGGATCGGCGGCCGCCGCATGAGAGAGTGGCTACCACTGGCGCAGGCGACTATCGAGCAGTTTGCGGCGGGCAATGGGTGTACGCACCTTGAGGGTTATGGCCGCAAGGCATGGGGTCGTTGGCTAGAGCGGTACGGGTGGAAACCAGACTATATCGCGTACAAGATGGAGCTAAAGAATGGGTAAGGGCAGCGCGCCTACAGAGCAGACGGTCACACAGACCAACCTGCCCGATTACTACGAACCCTACGCCATCCGCCTTATGGACCGGGCGGAAGGGCAGTCCTTGGCTCCGTACACGCCTTACGGAGGGCAGCGGCTTGCGGATGTGTCTGCAGATACCGGAGCGGCCTATGACCTAACTCGCCAAGTGGCGGGGCAAGGCATTCCGGGGCTAGGCGCAGCCATGGGCACTACGGCTCAAAATATGTCTGCCGGGCAGCAGATGGCCAACGTGCAGCCGTATCAGTTTGGCCCCTCGCAATTCCAGATGACCGGCGTAAATCCCTACATGGGCTTCCAGCAGGGGCAAGCTAATCCCTATGCCGGGTTTGCTGCTGCGCAGTTCGACCCCTATGCTGGCTTCCAGCAAGGGCAAGCTAACCCCTACGCCGGGTTTGCCCAAACGCAAGACGACCCCTATGCCAACTTTCAAGCGGGCAGTGCGCAGACCTTCAATTATGGGCCGGAGCGGCAGTTCTCCTCGCAAGAGGTTCAGCAGTACATGGACCCCTACATGCAGAATGTGGTGGACGTCCAGAAGAAGCAGGCCCAGAAGGACTATGACCGCTCCATAGCCGGTCGGTCTGCGGACGCAGTTCAAGCCGGGGCGTTCGGCGGGTCGCGCGCTGCGGTGCAAGAGGGAATTGCAGAGTCTGAGATGCTCGACCGGATGGCGCGCATTCAGGCCGAAGGGTCGCAGGCGGCCTATGGGAAAGCCGCCACGCAGTTCGAGGCGGACCGTGCGGCGCAGCAAGCGCAGCGCCAGTCGCAAGCGGCCGAGATCGCGCGCACCCAAGGTATCAGCATCGAAGAAGCCTCCCGCGTGCAGCAGGCCCAAGCGGCCGAGCTTGCCCGTGTGCAAGGTATCGGCGTAGACGAGGCGTCTCGCGTGCAGCAGGCCCAAGCCGCAGAGCTGGCCCGGACCCAAGGCGTCGGTATCGACGAGGCGGCGCGCGTGCAGCAAGCCCAAGCGGCGGAGCTGTCTCGCATTCAGGGGCTGTCCGCCGACGAGTTTGCCCGTATCCAGCAGTCGCAGGCAGCGGAACTTGCCCGAGTGCAGGGTATCAGCATCGACGAGGCCGCCCGTGTGCAGCAGGCCCAAGCGGCGGAGATGGCCCGAGTACAAGGCATCACCGTGGACGAAGCCGCACGGGTTCAGGCCGCCAACGCCGCCGAGCGGGCGCGTGTAGAGTCCTCGCAAGCGGACGAAAACGCCCGTGCTCGTGACCAATCGCTCGCGGCCCTTGGGTTCAGCAGTGAGCAGGCCAACCAGCTGGCGGCTCTGGGCGAGATGGCCCGTGCCGGAGATATCCAAGCGGCTCAGTTGCTCGACACGATTGGTCAGCAGCAAGAGGCCCGGCAGCAGCAAGGGCTCGACACCGCATACCAAGACTTCATCGCGCAGCGCGACTATCCGATGCAGCAGCTCAACGCACTGTCAGGTATCATGCGCGGCGTGCCGGTTACACCGAACACAACGTCTACTACGATGGCTCCGTACAACCCACTGCAGCAGGCGCTCGGTGCGGGTCTTGGCGCTGTCGGCCTTTATAGGGGTCTTACCGCATGATGAATCTGGTCCAGCTGCAAGAGCAGCTCAAAGACTTCTCCCAGCAGCAGCTCGCCAAAGAGATGCAGATGCCCAGCGGGAATGTGCCCCAGTACCTCGTCCTTGGCGAGCTGCAGCGACGCAAGCGTATGGAATCCAGCGCCATGCAGGGTCAAGCCCAGCAGAACCAGACCACGGTAGCCCAAGACGCCGTGGCGGCCGCAGGCGTGCCCCAGCAAGGCCTTGCCGGTATGATGCAGGCTATGGCTCCCCAGACCAACGCAGGCCAGAACACCGGGCAGGCTCCGGTGCAGGCGATGGCGGGGGGTGGCGTGATCAAGGCACAAGAAGGCGCTAGCCTGAGCAGCTACCCGTCCCCGCCGGTTAGCTACCTACGCGATCCGGCGGTACAGCTCATGGCCCAACGTGCGGGGATGCGTCCTGCGCAGCTGTGGGCAGCGCTAACCGATGAGCAGCGGACCGCCGAAGAGCGCCGCCTGTCTAATCAGGACCGGGGGCCCCGAGGGCCAGTGACCCGCGACCAATTCCTCGACGAGATAACTGCCCTTCCGGGCGTGAACCCGAGCTACGATGGCGAGAATCCGGATCGGCCGGGGTTCATTATGCCCTCCCAGAGCGAGCTCGATACGCGGTACCGCCTCGGTCAAATGCCCCCAAGCCTGCCGGGCCTGCCCGGGACCGGGATGCCGTCGGGTCCGGGCCAAGACACCCCACCCCGCCTTGGAGCGGCCTCGCTGGCCGACGCCCCAATCGCGCTGCCTAGCCTTCGGCCGAGCGCCCCGCCCGTAGAGATGATGCCCGAGATTGGCTCAGAGCCAACGCCCTTCCGGCCTCCGGCAACCATCGACGATTTCATCGCGGAGGAAGCACGGAAGCGTCAGGAAGCTATGGCCCTAGGTGCGGGAGATACCCCCACCGGCGACATGCTGGGGCAGGCACGCGGCAACATGGAGGACCTTCTGGGGACTACGGGGGCACCTGCAGCTCCGCCGGGCGCAGCAGACCTCGACGCCGTATGGTCAGAGGTCGCTAGGACCTCGCAAGCCCGCCGCGCTCCCCAAGACGCGTTGCGGAAGCGCCAAGACGCTATGGCCCAAGGTGCGGGAGATACCCCCACCGGCGACATGCTGGGGCAGGCACGCGGCAACATGGAGGACCTTCTGAATACCACAGGAATGCCTACAGCTCCGTCGGGGCTTGCAGCGGTCGCAGATTACTCCGGAGCCGCCGACCCAGACGCCGTATGGGCGGAGGTCGCTAGAACCTCGCAGGCCCGTCGGGCCCGACCGGAACCCGAAAGCCCCGGCCGGAGCTTGGTAGATATTATCGGGGAAGACCTCGGAAGTACGGCAGCAATGCTCAACCCGTTTGCGTCCGAAGAGGACGTCATGCAGGCCTCCAGCAACCTTGGAGGTATGGACACGGGCACGCCATTGAAGGTCCCGAGTACCGGGATTGAGTCCCTTATGCCGCCGACTGCCCCCTCGGGTGGCGGTGGCGGTGGCGGTGCTGGTGGCGGTGCTGGTGCTGGTGGCGGTGGTGGCGGTGGCGGGGGCTCCGCGCTTGGCGGGTCTGGTAAGGCCGTTATGTCGGACCTCGAAAAATCTCTCGAGCAAGACAAGTGGCTGTCTCTGGCCAAGTTCGGTATGGCCCTAATGGCTTCACGGCAACCCACCATGGGAGGGGCTATCGGTGAGGCTGGGCTGGCGGCAACGGCAGACTTCCAGCAGGCCAAGAAGAACTTTGAGGAAGCCAAGATGGCACGGCAGGCGCTCGCAGCTCGTAAGGCAGGTGGCGGCGGGGGCACCAAGCCACCCACGATTGCAAACATGATCTCGTACCTTGACGACCTCGTGGCGCAGCGTGGGGAGCTGAACCCTATGCCGGGCATGCCCATCGACGCCAACCAGCTTGCACGCGCAAGTGCCCTAGACGGTGAGATTGCTGCGGTGCGAAGCCAACTTAGGGCTAGCGGTATGGGGGCGGCTCCGGCATTATCGGATGTGCCTAGCACCATCAAGTCACCGACAGCTCCCTAAACCAAAGGCCGCGAATAATGGGTATCTACCAGTACACCGACTCGCAAACCGGTAAGACGTACAATTTCGAGCACGGGGGGGACTCTCCCGCGCCGGAAGACTGGGCATTTATGCAGCAGTACGTCAACGCTGACCGGGCCAAGCTAAACCAGCAGAGCCAAGAAACTTTTGGTCAGCCCATACTGCCCGAAGACGACGGCACGGCTCTCGGTCGCGGCATTGATGTCGGCAAAACGTCCGCCTATAGCGCCTTGGGTACGGCCGCACGGGACGTGGGCGAGGCGACCGGGTTTGACTGGCTGAGCACCTTCGGTGCGGGCATGGAGCAGTCGGCCCGGGGCGAGCAGCTGCGCGAAGCCACCCAGATGCCCGCACCAACGCGTTGGGAGGACGTTACCGGGTTCGGCAGCGGGCTTACGTTCCTTGGCGAGGTCGCGGGGCAGTCGCTCCCAGAGATGGGGGCTACCCTTGCTGCCACCGGTGCCGGTACATTATTTGGTGGTCCCGTAGGCGGTTTCTCCGCCGGTATGGCCGCAGCCACCCCATTCTTCTATGGTCGGAATATCCAGCGCCAAGAAGACCAGATCGCCGCCGGAGAGTTGGCGGGCAAAGACCGCATGGATGCTTTTCTTGCCGCTGGCGGGCAGGCCGCGCTCAATACCCTCGGGGAAAAACTCCTGCTCACGGGGAAACTATTTGGCCTGAATATCCCGCTCAGCAAGAACCTCTTCGTGCGGACTGGGCAGTCGGCCGTTACTGGAGCCCTCGTCGAAGCCCCGACCGAAATCATGCAGCAGGTCCTTGAGCG